GGGAATCCTGGAGGACCACCTGGCCGGACTGGATATCGCCGCCCAGGTTCGGGATCACGATATCGCCCTGGCCCTTCTTGGCCCGGTAAATGTTCACCGCGCCGGGCGTCATCTTTATTTTTCCGCCCGTGAAACCGTCATCCGGCAGAAAAATCGGAGGGTCGTTCCGCCGGTGGCCGGCCTTGATGATGGTTTTCCGGATCTGGTTCGCGGTCTGGATCTCCGGAAGGGCGTCCATGGCGGGCGACCTGGCGTACACCTCGGTCGAGCTCCGGGACCAGTGGGCCGTGGTATAGGGAAATTCATAATACCCGTCCTCCTTGATGATCTTTTTCGTGCTCAGGTCTGCGTACACGCACCCGTAAGGCCTGTTTTTCGCGTCCATCCTCTCGGGGTCGTAGCTCTCCCGCGGAAAAGTCGCGTGCAGGACTTTGATCTCCTTGTCCGGGTGCTTTTCCGTGTCGTCCGTGACGTAGTCCCAGGCCTGTTTCGCCTGGTGCAGCGTGAACCGGAACTCTCTGAAAAGGGTGTCCACCATGCCGGCGGCGTCCAGGGCGATCTTGACCTCGGATATGTGCCGGCTGGAGAAGCGCACCCACCTTTTCGGGTCGCCTTCCTGGTAGATCACCGGCAGCCCGAAAGCGCCCATGTCCAGAAAAGCCTCGTGCACCTCGTTGTAAAAGTTGCTCCGGGAAGGGGACAGCACTAAATAAAAGAGCCGCTGGAGGTCCTCCAGGTGCTGCTTGACCGGCGGAAATTTTTTGAGGTCCTGGTCCTCGATGTCGGTCCGGAACCACACCCGCGTCGGGTCGCACAGTCCGTTGAAAAGCCCGGCCGCGAATATCCGGTTCGAGTTGACCGCGGTCGCGTCGTAAATCTGCGTGTTGCGCCGGCCGCCCGGCGATTTCTGCGTCGCGATCTCGCTCTTTCTCGGCAGCACGTAGTCCGCGCAGTCCTGGAGGATGTTCAGCCAGGGGCTCTTGAGCTTTTCGAGCTGCGTGTTTCGCGCCGTGATTCGGTCGAGTTCCATTTCTTATTCTCCCAAAAGCCGCTTGGTCGCCACTATCGGCGACGACATGACCCCGGCGCCCGAACTTGCAAACATGGAGCGGTACCCGGTCCGCCTGGCCGCCATCATCCTTTGCAGGCGTTTCGCCTTTTCCACCTCCGGGTCCGTTTCCGTGGGCGGACGCGGCGCCGGCGCCGGTTCCGGAATGTCCGGCTTGAATAGATCGCCTATAAATCCCATAATATGTCTCCTCAATACCTCAATACGTCGTAGTCCGTGTCCGCGTCCTCGATGCTCATCCCGATCGCAGACACGGGCGCAACAACGTCCATGTCCTCGATCCGGCTCATGCAGTCCAGCATGTCGTCGTGGGCGCAGAACGGGAAAAACACAAACTCCTCGTCGATGAACAGCTTGACCATGTCCTCGCCGTCGTAGAAAAGCCTGTGCGGGAGAAAAAACTGCCCGTTCTCGAACCAGGGCACCAGGCGCAGGATCCGGTCCGTCTTTCCGGTCTGGCCTCCCAGGGCGGTAATGTTAAAATACACGGCCTCGTCCCGCATTTTTTCCTCAAAATAGGATATGTCCGCGTCCTTGCCGTACTTCTCGTACCCCACGTCCTGGACCGGCTTGTTTTTGGCCCACAGGTCCCGGAGCGCCGTCCACCGTTCCGTCAGGTTCAGCCGGGCCCTCAGCCCGTCGATCCAGTACCGGTTCTTATGCTCGTCGATCCCGACGACCATCATCACCGTGTAGTCCGAATCCTTGCGCTTCTCGTTCGCCGGGTCCACGACCAGGTATTTGTTGAGCACCTCGGGCAGCCGGCCGTAGTGTTTCAGCCAGTCCGGCTTGAACTTCTGGTCCTCCGTGGCCACCGGGTTGAGTAACTGCTGGCACGCGAAAATATACGTGCCCTGCTTTCTTCGCAGGTCCGCGAGCCTTTCCGGAGATAAAAAGACCGGCGTCCCGGACGCCGTCCCGTCGTCCGTGGCCGGCTTCTCGCGTACCCTGTAGATGTCCGTCTGTTTCTTTAAATGGGAGTAGAGGTCGGCGAAATGGTAGTGCGTCCCGCAGATCCGCATGGACCCGCTCACCGTTCCCAGGGATTCCGACATTTCAAAGGCGTCCAGCACCTTCTTGATCTGGTCCGGCGTGGTCACGCTCTCGCGGGTCACGACGTCGTCGTAGATCCGCACGTCGAAGTGCTTGCTTGTCGGCTGCCCGTCCACCAGGCCCCAGGCCTCGACCGTGCTCTCTTTCGGGTTGGACCGGCGCTTGACGATCAGGCCGTCGTCCTCGGACCATTTCTGCGCCTGGGTCCGCGGCCGGGTCCAGAAGATGTCCGGAAACCACCGGACCGCCGGGACCGGGTTCTCCAGCGTGAGCTTGATCTGCCTTAAAAAGCCCTTTGCGATCGGCCGGGTGTGGGAAAAGATCCCGATGCGTATGTTCGGGTTGTTGAGGATCTCCTGGATGGGTAGCCCGTAGGTGATAATGGTCGATTTGTAGTGCTCCCGGGCCCACAGGTCCAGGGTGTTGTCGTGTTTCGCCTCCACCTCGTGGATGCACTCCACGACGAAAGGGTCGTTCACGTCCTCGCGCTCCAGCCCGAAATGCAGAAGAAAAAAAAGATCCTTCCTGCACAGCTCGCGGTACGTGGCCAGGCCCTCGATCTTCCCGGCCCTGATGTTCCGGAAAATGTCGATGTAATCGTACTTGTATTGAACACCTGGGAGCGGCTTGAACTTAACCATTATCGGCCTCTTTTTTTATGCCCTCCACCTCGTTCTTGAACGCGTCCAGGTCAACGGGGTCGATCCGGTCGCCGGATCCCTCGCCGCCCAGGCCCCACCTCAGCTTTGTGTCGATCACCCGCAGCGCCTTGACGCCCAGGTCGGCCCTCTGCATGACGGTGTGGGATTTCTCGTCGCGCATTTCGTTCATTAAAAAAAGCTGGATCTCCTCGACCGATTCCAGGTCGGAGTCCAGCTTTTCTTTGATGTGCTTGTTGATGGTGTCGTGGGCCTGGTCGCGGTTCTGCTCGCGGATCGGCTTCAGCCAGCTCGAGACGGCGGACTGGCTTATAGTGTCTTTGCCGTCGAGCTCGGCCGTGAGGATATCGGCGATCTCCCGGGTGTTCCTGTGCTCGTCGAACGCCAGGGCGGCGGTCCGGGCCTCGAGGCCATACTTCTCAATTTTGGATTTTCCGGCCATGCCGGAAGGATATCACGGGATTTTCGGAGGGGTTTCTAGGGTAACAAATAGTAACGTCTCATAGCAGGTAACACGAAACGGCCGAAAAAAAATGTTGACAAGTTATTTTTTAGGAGAAAATTTGCGCACGAAATCGGCCATCTCGTCTGTGTTGCAACACCACACGCCGTTGATTTTTTTCAAAGGGCCGCCCTTAATATCCGCCAATTTGTAAAATATTTTTTGAGATATTTCGTAATACCGGCAAATAATATCCTTTTTAAACAACACCCGACTGTCCGCCATTTTCACACCTCCATCAAATCCGCCGCTCATCGTTTTTTTTCAAACATTTTCACCCGCAGCCTGGCCAGCGCCAGGATGCTCGGCTTCACATCGGCCGGAGCATCCTTATATCCGAGCTGGTTTAAAGCCAGCAAAAGCGCCCTGCTCACCAACATCAGATTTGCCGGCTCGAAATTCCTCTTGTCGCCGTCCTTGAAAATAACCACGTGCCTGGCCGGCACCGGCCCGTTCTCCCTCTCCCATATATATTTGTGCTTCAATTTGTATCGTGTCGGAAATCCCGTATACGGGTCTTTTTCCGGGATCTTCATCCAGACATAACCGTCTTTTCTATCCACCCGCTCGCTCCACAGCGGTTTCAGATTCGGCGGAGCGCATCCTTTCCTGAAAGTCGTCCTGTTTTTACCCGTCAATCCTTTCGTGCCCGTATTCCAGGGTTTCATTCCTTTGGTAAATTGGCCCGTCCTTCCGGATTGGATCCGGTGATTACGCAATACCGACCTGATATTTTTCTCGCTTCTACCGGTCCCGAACTTTTTATTGAAAGCGGCCGTCAGTTTCTTCAAGCTCATTTCACGGTACCCGGTCCGCAGGAATTCGAGTTCCTCGGCGGTGTATCTCCTATATTTCAGCATCGTCCTTTTCAAGCTCACCCGCTCCGAGCATCTCCGGTGCTCTTTTCACGGTCCCGTCGTTGATGGCCTTGAAGCCTTCCAGGGCCACCTTCGCGTTGTTAATGACCTGGGCCGCCAGGTTGCTCAGCGCCTTCGACCGTTGAAGCTCCCTCTCGAACTTGTCCCCCTGCATAATATCATCGTCGTTGAGGCGCTCGATCTGCTCGAACAGGTGATTATTCAAGTCTATCAATTTATTTTTCATAACAGCGTCCTCCTTTTTCGTTAATGCCGCCGCGCTCCCCCAAAGGTCTCGATCAGTCTGGCGGAGCGTGAGTGGGTAAAAAAATAAACTGCATCTTACCATCACCTTAAACGTATTCCACGGCGGCCGGGGGCTTCCCGGGGGCCGGGGGTCCTTTGAGAATTTTCCGCGGTCGCGGATCCTCCAGGCCGGAGGCCTGGAGCTCGGTCCGGATCGCCGGCCGGATCGGCAGCGCCATCACCGGCGCCGAACTCAATTTCACCCAATCTTTTCGCGGTCGTCATGGCAAAATTACCACATTAATAAAATCAAACACTTAAAACTACGTCACATAACCTTTATTATGTCTACTCCTGATAATCGCTGTCAGATCAATGACTTTCACGCCTAAATTGAGCTTATTCTAGCTTAACGCGTAACAGATTCAGTTAAATTGCGTTCAAACATAGCTCAAATCAACAAAACCGTCTTTTTTACCCATATATTTCAAGCAACTTGCCGCCGGTCAATATTCCTAATCCTTCTTAATTTTTCCTAATCACGGCCCGCACCAGGTCCGGACCAGTTTTTGTCCCGCTTTTGTCCCGGTTTTTGACCAAAAATCCGGGCTCCCCCCGGTTCTTCAAACGTAACCGCTCAGATTCGGGTCGAATCGGCTCTCGATCCCTGGTCAAGCGGCCGTCCCGGCCGCGGCCGTCCCGTCATCTACCAGGTTTAAAAGCCTATGACCTACCTTGTGGACCGGAAATCCCGCTTTTTTTACACTTTATAACGCGCGTATAATAAATATATAAAATAAAGTTGAAAAAAACCGGGATTATTGGTCCAAATATCCCACACGCCAACGGCCAAAATAATGAACAAGGGGGGCGGCGCGGAGGCAAACGACAAAAAAAAAAGAAAAGGATAAACGCTAAGAGCGAGCTCGGTCGGGGCTTTGAGCTGATCGTCGATCGACAAATTGCCGCAGGCCTCTAAACTTTCGGAGACGCTCTTGTACGTTTCCAATTTAACAAACAGATCACACACCATATTGCAGGCCGATTCCTCTGAATATATGTATACGGCTGTCAGTCTCTCGCGAACGATCTTTTCGCACTAGCGGGAAATGGATCATTAGCTGGTCATAAAACCTGTTGCGAGACAACGGCCTGTTGTGCCCGTCCTCGCACCAGTCCTTATAAGAATCGTAAAGCGCCGTGGTTTTCACAAAATATTCCGGGTCCAGCTCACAGCACTCGTCAACGAACAAAAGCACGGGATTCGTGCTCTTGACCATAATAGAGGTGTCCTTCTCGACAACGTCCGGCACGTACAGGTCGCCTTTCTCCAGCACCAGGTACAAACCATCCATCATCCAGTTAAAGATCCCGTCTCGTTCCTGTATGAGCTTCTGCGTGAGATCCGGATCCCGGCGATCGCCCTCGAACCGTTCGTTGAACATAAGCACGATCGGCCGGCGCTGAAAGCCGTAGCTCTTGTCGGTGATTTTCGGGACCTCGTTCATACTGAAAATGTGTTTTGCGATAGGGTAAAAGGCGAAGGGCTTGCCGTGTTTCTGGTCCGCCATTAACAGGCCGCCGGTCACAGCGTCCTTGAAATTGGCTGTGTCCACCGGTCTGTTAGTCGCGAGCTCGCTGGCCACGTTGACCAGCTTATCCTTGAGCTGCCCGATCAAAAACCTCTCGCCCATGAGCTGGAGAGGGAGGGAGCATACATTGTCGGCGCCCAGGATGGACACCAGGACGTCGATCACGACCGACTTGCCGTTCGCTCCGGATCCTAATAAAAAAAGGCACCGCTGGTGCCGGCAGTCCGGCAAAAGGCAGTACCCGAAATACGCCTGGAGGGCCCGGGCCTTTTCCGCGTCGTCCGGGAATATCTCTTTTAAAAACTGTTGCCACCTGGGCGCCGTCGCGTCCTGGTTGTACTCGACCGGGAGTTGGATCCGGCTGTAATAGTCCGGATGATGCTCGAACACCTTACCCATGACATAGTCGATCATTCCGTTTTTGACGTTGAGATAGCTTGCGTCGTGCCGGAAGTCCTCGGCCGTGACAAAAGTCGAATATCCCAGCATCCGGATCGCGTCCTGTATCTTGCTGCTGGTCGCGGTCTCGCCCATGGCGACGTAGGCCACCTTCGCGATTCCTTCCACGTCCACCGGCCGCCATACGCCGACGTGTTGTTTGTAGTGGTAGAACTCGGCGCCGTCGAAAACGATCGGCCTCAGATACTCGGCGAGATATTTCACCAGGTACGTCGGATTGAATTTGCCGTCCTTGCGGAACATGGACGGGTCGCATTTATCGGGAGCGGGGAGGGCGGCCGGCGCGGATCCGCCGGCCAGGGGAGACGGCGGCTCTTTAGGCCGCGTCCTTGATTTTGTTTTATGCAGCTTGGAAGGATCGTAATTGCGGCAGAACTCCGCCAGGGATTTGTCTCCGGATATCAGGGCCCGGGCGTCGAACCAGGTGCGGCCGCGACACGAATCGTGAAAGCACTGGTACCTCAGCGTGCCGTCCGTGTCTTGGACAATGCCGGCGTCCTGGCCGACGTGGCTCGGGTCAAAAAGACAGTGCTCCAGGACATAGATCGTCTTGGATCCCTTCTTTTTGGCCCGGTACGTGTACCCGTGGGCCGAAAGATACTTCTCGACGTCCAGCGGCCCGAAATCGACCTCGGAGGATCCACGAGAATCGCTTTTCTCGG